AGTAACTGTTGATGGAAACACATATACTCAAGGTGTTGATGGTTTATTTGCAGGTTCTGATGGAAGTATATGGAGTGGTGAAACTCCTGGTAGTGGGATGACAGCATCTGCTGGTTCCCAACTCAGATCTCAGATGGGAAATATTATAAACAATAATGATGTTAGTGATGCAACTATAGAAGAATGGGGAGCTAACGTAAACGGAGCAAATACAAAACTTAATGATGGTGGAGATACAGAAGGTGGTAAAGATAAAGGATCATCAACAGTTTTTGGAGACGCAACAAATGCTGGTCCAAAAATAAAGAAAAGGACATATGATAATTTACGTTACCCAGACGCACAACTTTCTGATGATGCAGACTACATGCAAATCCTCATGTTGGAATATGTACCTGGTAAATTTAAAAGAGGTAACAGAGCATCTGAAAGACAAATGAAAACATTAGGTTCTGTCATTCTTCCTATACCACCAGGACTTGCTGATAATAATCAGGTTTCATGGAACCAACATAGTATGAATGCATTACAAATGGAAGGTGCTGCAGCAGCAGTGGATATAATGAATAGTAAAGAGTTTGCTGATGCAGGAGATAAAGCATCTGAATTGTTAGAAAAAGCTAAAAATAGTGCTGGTGAACTTGGAACTGCAGCAAAATTAATGTTAACAGGAAACATACCTGGCATCAATGCTAGTACAAATCAATTGCTTGCAAGAAATCAAGGGCAAATAATTAACCCCAATATGGAACTGTTATTCAATGGGCCAGCAATACGTTCTTTCTCGTATACATTTAGATTAACTGCTAGAAATGAAAAAGAAACAGGAGTCATTAGAAAAATAATTAGATTCTTTAAACAAGGAATGTCAGTAAAAAGATCATCTGGTGAAAGTATATACTTAGATTCTCCTAATATATTTCAACCTAGTTTCCATGCTGGAAGTAAGGAGCATCCATTCTTATATAAAATGAAAAGAACAGCATTAACAGGTTTTGGTGTGAACTATGTACCAGACGGTACTTATATGACATTACCAAACTCTTCAATGACTGCATATGAAATAAGATTAGATATGCAAGAACTAGATCCAATCTTTGATGAAGATTATGAAAATGATAACGACGCAACAATAGGTTTCTAATGTCTAACTACTTTAAACAACTCCCAAACTTTGATTACATCTCTCGTATCAATGAGAGGAAATCTAATCGTGATTACTTAGAAGTTAAGAACTTATTTCGTCGTCCATTAATAAGAGAAGATATTTTTACTAACTTCATGTCCTTCACTAAGTATAAAATAGTAGGAGATGAAAGGCCAGATGAAGTTGCTTATAAAGTATATGGTGATGAAGATTTAGATTGGGTAGTACTTCTTGCAAATAATATAATCAATGTAAGAGATGAATGGCCAATGTCACAGGGAGATTTTAATAACTATCTCTCAGAAAAGTATGGTGATACTGGTGGTGCAGATTTAATTAAACACTATGAAACTATACAAATCAAAGACTCTAAAGGAAAAATATTTGTACCAAAAGGAAAGATTGTTGACTCAACATTCAAAGCAACCTTCTTAGATAGTGGAACTAATCAGTTAGTTGAAGTAAGTCCTATAAAAGGTATATCTTATCGTACCTATGAAGAAAGACTCCAGGATGATAAAAGAAATATCAACATCCTAGAGTCTAGATTTTTATCGTATGTCATAGACGAAGTAGAAACTTTGCTAGACTACGAACCATCAAGTGAATACATTAACCCGAAATTAAAGAGGGGAAGTAACCCCAATTTAGGTTAACTATTCGTTAGCAAGTTTCTGAAAATAACTTAAAGCATCATCCTCATCAGCATCTGAACTAGCAGATGCTACAGTTGCTGCTACCTGCTCTTCAGCTCTTGGAGGTAATTCCTCATTAACAACTTCCTCATCAAAACGAGGACGTTGTGCTTGCTTCTGTCCTAAGACAGACTTAAGACGACGTTCTAAATCTTCATATGATTTGAAGTTAGACTGTGAGGTGAACTCAGCAACAGAGTACTCTTTTTTCCAGAGTGCTTCAAGTGCATCATCGTCATCAAGGAGAGGTGTAGGAGCATCAAACTCTGACTTGTCATAATTCCAGTAACCATCAACCTTGCGTATCTTAAGTTTGAAGTTTGCACCTTGCCAGAAATCGAAAGGATTAATGGGTGTCTCATCTTCAAACTCAGGTTGCATAGCTGCGGTTAACTTATCAAATATCTTCTTCCCAAACTTGAATAGGAAGACTCCTCCTTCATTGTGAGGATTAACTGGGTCTTTTACAACGTAGATGTTTGCATAATAAGAAAGCTTACGCTTCTGTCTACGAACAACATCCTTATCAGCATCATTACCACTGTTCCATAAGTCCCTATTGTATTCTGATACAGGATCCTTACCACCCATAGTAGTAAGAGAATTCTCTATGTACCAACCACCTGGTCCTTGGAATGCATGAGAATAAACCTTTGCCCAAGGTAGATCCTCACCATCTGGTGCAGGAAGGAAACGGATAACAGCATAACCATTACCAGACTTATCCAGTTCTGGTTTCCAAAGTCGCTCATCAGCACCACCTCTAGTGGTGTTTGTCTTCTCTATCTCCTTAACTAATTTGGAGGTGAGCGAACCGAGAGAAGATTGTTTCTTTAGACTTGAAAAAGACATAGATTTGGCTTTTGTTTTGAGATTTGGCTTGTGTGTACCTATTGATTATAATATCAAAGAGAACTATTGTCAACCTGTTGTTTCATAATACCAATCATCTTTTCCATATTGGCAAAGACACTGGCCATGTCAACATCCTTGGGCATCCCCATCATAACAGCAGATTCTTGGATGTTCTCTCTCATTTTCTGTGCTTCAGGATCATCTGATAAACTCATACGAGCATAGAGTACCCTTTGCTTTTCAAGAAGTTCATGAAGTAGTTCAATGTGTTCTACTTTCGTATCATTATCCATCTGAGGAAAATTAAAGACATCCCCATAGATCTCCTCTTGAAGATCTTGAATGTCTGCCATTTCCTTACGGACAATATCAGAATCGAAAAACGTCAATTTCTTTCAACCTCAGAGGTTTCAGTTTCAGTTTCAGTTTCATCTTGACTGTCTCGAATTTGTTCGAGAACATCAATAGCTCCTAGAAGTTTAAGACGAGTCTCACTGACAGTAATCAGTTGCTCTTTTAAATTCTTAAGCACTTCATCATTAGTCATTGCCATTAATTACAACCTCCCTAAGGACTTTTTTATAATGTGGTACATTAATATTTAGGAAGGGTGTATATTTTTTAATCCGTCTACTGACGGTTTGCCACACTGGATCCTTCAACTTACTATCAAAGTTTTTAACGTACCCAAGTATTCTATCACATATCACGAGAGTTTCAAGAGTAGTGTAACCACCTAAGTAACTTTTTAATATATGAGGGTGTCCTTTGCTACAATTAAACACCTCATCCAACTTCCTATCGAACAATACATCAACATCCTCTTTAAAAGTATAGGACAATGACTGTATCTTCTTCTTCCATTGTGTAAAATTTTTATCTCCTTCCTTTATTATCTCTCCTATCCATAATGTTTCTGGATCCTTACAACTAACAAAGTTTGCTAAGAAATAATCCTCTATCTCTTTATCTGGATGTGCTCTAGACATCTTCTCAAAGAAATACCTGTCCTTACGTTTATGAAATGCTTGTAAGGTAGCACGAGAACGACCACAATACTTATGGTAATCATACTTATCTCTAGTGAAGTGTTGCTTCATTGCAAGATAAGTTTTATATGTTTCAAAAGGCATCATCCAGGCAATGGTTTGATAATAATCCGATTGTTTTCGTAGTCTGCTTTAAACTCTAACTCAACATCATGCTCCCACATAAGTTCTTCATATAATGCATTGAGACGATCCATATCCTCCCAAAGATTATTGATATGTTCTGGCAAATGATCTTCTTCCATTTAAAAAAAGTAATAGGGGGAAAATTTGGCGGGATTTTTTTTCGGGCTTTTATGAAACTAGATTGGCAATTTCGCACGGGATGTGCGTTTTAAAAAGTTTAATTCCTGTGCATCATACTTAAGTTTTTCTTTAAGGGGCTTTGATAATAATTTAGGTACAGACTCAAGTTCAATTGTGTTCTGATCACAATAAACTATGATTGCTTCAATATAATTAAGTGAATCATTTTCATGTACCAACTTTTCTATGTCTTGTGCGAATTTAGATGGACAAAGAAACTTCTTCTCCAACACTTCGTTTAATTCTTTATCCATTACCATGAGATTGCAGATTAGAGGAGACAAATTTCTTTATATACTTTACTAATAGCTTAATATACTCGTCTTTGTTACGTTTGTCAAATGCTTTTACATCACCACCTGGTGTTACCATTAAAGTAATAAGTTTCTTAACTGGAATACCAGTCAATTCATAATACATACAAGCATATGCTTGCTCCTGAACAAAGTAATTTTCCATCCACTTCTCAGGTTTAATCTTTTCAGATGTTTTAAAATCGATGATTGCTAATTCGCCTTCATATTCAGCAATGCAATCAACACGACCAGCAATGCCAAGATACTCTGAGTAGAGAGTACGCTCGATTGCATGAACATTTTGAATCTTATCAAGGTAAGGTTTAGCATGATGGAACATAAATTGTGTAGCAGGAAGGAAGTTATTCCAATCCAGTTCTTTATTCTCCAGATATCCTTGAGCTGCCTCATGGAAATCTGTACCACGTGTGGTTGCTTTTTTGGTGATGCGATTTGCTTCTTCCTCACCCACACGCTTACGCCATTCGGCAAAGATGTGTCGGTTGTAGAAAGATGTTACTGAAGTTATAGAAGGAACCCACTCACCATTAGGGACTTGGTACAGTCTACAACCAGGTGTTTCTTTCTTTTCAAGTTCAATGTCACCGAGAAAATTACAATGCTCAAATGTCATAACATACCAAGAGAATGTTTTGCTAAGATGTATTCTTTAACCAATCCCGAACGAACGATATCATTGATATCAAATTCAACAGAGGCAAATGATTCCATCATAGAAATAACTTTCATAAAATCACCAAGTCCAGCACGTTCATGGTTGTTACGAAGATCAGTTTGAACTCCGTCACCACAGAAAATAATCCTAGAATTATCTCCTACTCTAGTAATTATACTATCTAACTCATGAAAGTTCAAGTTCTGACATTCATCAACGATAACAATAGCATTGTCTAAAGTAGTACCACGTATGAATGAGGTACTCCAGAACGTCATAGTCTCTTGAGTTTTAAGATTACCATAAAGCATTTCAAAGTCTGTATCAGATGGCATCTGAAACATATACTTTACCATCTTCTTATATGGAACTTGGAAAAGAGAAGACTTATCCTCATGATCTCCTGGTAGGAAACCAATTTCACGTGTCGATACAAGAGAACGAACGATGTAAATCTTTTCGTATGGTGTATCTAAATCAAGAACTTCTTTAAGTGCTTTGTACAATGCGATGAATGTTTTACCTGTACCAGCACATCCATAAGCAAACAAATGTTTACCTGCATCATACTCTTCAAAAAATTTCTCTTGATTTGGTGTAAGAGGATCAATCTCAACAAGTAAATCAGCATTGATTGGTTTCTTTCGTCTCATTTGTTTAGCCGTCAGTCCTACTCCAATGGGATCATCAGTCTTTTTCTTTCTTGGCATACTAATAGTCCCCCAGTCCTTGTGTTGTACCGATATTTCTTTTTGCTAATCTGGCATTAATAC